GACGCGCATGGTGTAGAACTCCACGTCCGTCAGCTCTGCGCGGCGCTCGTGCAGGCTCTTGAGGTTCGTGCGGATGGAGTTGATGCGGGAGTTCAGGTCCGTCACGTGCTCGGCCAGCGGCTTGCCGTCAGGCAGGTGAGTCTCAACGGGTACGTCGAAGCGGCCACCTGCGCGCCCGCTGGCGATTCCCTGCAGGAGCTCGGGGTCCTTGTTGGTGACAGCCTCGATGCTCTCCTTCTTCCTCTCCAGCCACTTACGTAGGAGCTCCTCGCGTGGCAGGTCTCCCCATGCCTCACGCAGGATCGGGAGCTGGGCGTTGTCGATATAGCCCGCGTCGATCTTGCCGCTCTCGATGTCACGCAGCGTAGCCTCTACGTCCAGGCCGTTCTGCACGAAGGTGCGATCGAACCAGTCGGTACGAATCTGGTGGACCTCCTCGGCCCAGCCGTGGAAGACGTAGTGCTTGGGCGTGACCGTGCCGGTGCGGTACTGCACAGTGCGCTCGACCGAAGCGTACTCCGAGTCGTGGTTGCCGAGGAGCTGGTGGTACAGCGAGCCGAGGTCTACCTCACCTGGGGGCGTGAAGCCCTTGTAGCGGGGGTCGCCCAGGCTTCCACCATCGGCCCAGCCGCCGAGCTCGTTCAGCATGTAGTCCACCATGCCGTAGTTCATGGGAACGCCGCCAGGGCTGAAGGTCAGCGCGCGGTAGTCGCCGTAGAGACGCGAGCGCAGCATCTGCTCCATCTGGATGCGCATGATGACAGCGGGGAAGCGCAGTGCCAGGATGGGAGCCTTCCAGACTGCGGTGGCGAAGTGCATCGCCGACTGAGCCGGCTTGTAGAAGCCCCACTTGAACGCCTTGTTCGAGCGAGCGGTGCGGCGCATCCAAGAGGTGGCGTCCGTGGCCAGGTTCACGTCAGGGAGCTGCAGGTGGCCGATGAACTCCGAGGGGCGGGACGGCAGGGGAACCTGCGTGCCGTACGGATCACGAGGATTCACCTTGCCCACCACAAACTCACCCTCGTGGCCTGAGCTTCCATCGCTACGTGTACGCAGGGACTGCGTGCGCGCGTACGGCTTAGACTCGATTGGAGTGTCCGACCAGCGGGTGAGAGCGGTGCGGAGCTGAGGGGGCGTATCCTCGGGCAGGTGCTGACCGATCGTGTCCATCAGGCTCTTCGACCACTCGTAGAAGTCCAGCGGGCTGCGCGTGCCATCGCCCAGGGCGTGCATCTCACCGATGAGCCTACGGATAACGGGCTCGGGCACACCAGCGCGGTTAAGCCAGTTGGTCATGATGTCAGCGTTGTGCTGCGACCAGTTCACCGGCTTGTCTGCCGAGGTGGGGTTGTAGAGGCGAGGGTACTGAGGCATCTCGTCTGCGAAGAAGCGAGGCAGCTTACCCAGCGGCTTCTGCACCGTGTGCCAGAAGTGCTCGCTCTTGGAGATGGGCGCGAAGGTGCGGGCGCGGTACTTCGTGGTCCGTGGGTACTCGAAGACGGGCACCTGGTCCTTGAGCTCGCCAAGCACCAGGGATCGCTGCTGCTCTGCGACGATCCGCTCGAGCTTCAGCATATCGAGCTCCTGTTGAGGGATGTGGCTCTCATCACGCAGACGGCGCAGCTTAGAGCGGTTCAGCGCCATGCCACCATCGCTGTACTGGTTGGCATCGATCAACTCCTTAATGGCAGCTACGTCGTTGATGCTCGTGATCCCAGCGTCCTCCCAGTGCTGATCGATCAGCTCTGAGGCATGGCCACGCCCAGCAGCAGCCTCAGTGGTTTCAGCCAGAACGCTACCATCTGTCGAGCTGTTGACGGTGCGCACGCTGACGACATTGCCATCAGCATCAGCCTTCCAATACTTCGTGCCAACCCAATCGTGAGTCTTGCCGCTCACTGAACGAAAGACCTGATCCCTGCCAGGCACGCGCTCAATGCTGCCGTTGTGGAGGCCGCGTGTCAGATCCAAGGTTTCACGCTTGGCTGCACGCTCACTGAGGAACGCCTCGCTAGGAATGTCGAGAGGACCTTCTACTGGAGACTTCGGAGGTAGACTCTCGCCCAGGTTGACATCTGGATGATTCACCATGTCCAGGATCTGCTGAGGCTCTACTCCAAGGCGCTCTGCGTTGTTTGACAGTGCCTCAAGATCACTCCACTTAGCCGTTCCATTAGCAGCGGCCTGCTCGAGGGCATCTAGGCGCGTGAGAAACTCTAGCTGCTGTGCTGGCGTACCGATGTCCAAGTTGTTCTCAATGTGATGCTTGAGCAGAGTGGTCAGCACCTGCACCATCGTCGTGTGCTCTGGAGAAATCACGGTTCCTGGCAGGTCCTTCAGGGAGCGCACACCCGGCTCCATGCCAGCAGCATCAATAACATCTCCGGGACGACCTACCACAACCTCCTTCGAGTTGAGCAAACCGCTTAGCTTATCGTAGTTGGCCGCGATCGTGTCCTCTTCAGCCTGACGCTTCTTGAGACGGCTCACGTCTTCGCTCAGCGCCTTGATGGTCTCCACGCGGCGTCCCGTGTTGCGGATGTGATCGACAAAGGCAGCACCCATCTCCGAGCGAGGGGAGTCGAGCAGGAGCTGGTGGAGCTCGGTCGGCACCTTCACGCCGAAGTGATCGGTCAGGTAGCCTAGCTGCTCACTCTCGGCGATGTTCTGGCGCACCCACGCCACCTTGTCGAAATAGGTGACCATGGCAGGGTTCTTGACCATTGCGACCTCGAGCGGGTCTGCGGTCATCTTGAAGCCTGCGTACTTGGCGGTGTAGTCCAGGACGCGGGAAGGGTGAGCCAGTGGCGAGTTCAGAATCTCTCCGAGGCGTCCAGGCACGCGGCCCAGGATGCTGCCACCGAAGCGCTCGGCCTTGATGCCAGCTCCCAGGCTATCTGCCTCGATAGCCTTCGTGATGCCGAGCTCGCGGGCACCAGCACCTGCCTTGATCTGTCCGTCCACGAGCTCGGGTGGCAGGAAGGTCTCGCCCGTCTTAATGCCACGCGCGAACTCCCCACCCTTCTTCAGCAGGAAAATCTGCGTCAGGGCATTCACTACCTCGACTGCGTTCTCGTAGTCAGGGTCACTTGAGTCCATGACGGTAGATACCACAGGACGCGCGATCGAACGTGTGATCGAGTCGAAGATGGTCAGGGGGGAGGTAGCGATGGCGAAGCCAGCGGTCTGCGCCTGAGCATCCTGGAAATCAGCGAATGACTGCTGAGGCGCTGGATCGAGACCCGGCACCTTGCCCAGCAGATCGTTGGTGACGCCCTGGATGTTGTAAGCACCGCGTGTACCGATCTCGTTTAGCTGGCGATCCTGCTGCGCCTTAAACTCGTCCCAGGTCTGATCCCCGCCCATGCGCTCGTCAGCAATGAAGGCTAGGGCCTCGCCAGTGGTAGTCGCCAGGTCCATACCCTTACGCAGAGCCGCCATCGCCTTAGCGAACGGCACCGCGATGGCCTGCACTGCGATCATGCCAGGGCGAACGACCGTGTTCTTGGCCAGGTCGCCGGCAACCTGCTGAGTCGTCTTCACGGGGTCCTGTGCGAAGGACTCGAAGCCTGTAGTCGTATCCTCGAGGCCCGTGTGGAAGAAGCCGTCGTTACCCATCTGGAAGAGTTGTGCCAGGGCGACCTTCTGATCCACACCCGCCAGGTCGTTGCTACTGGTGAACTTCGCGCCCACCAGGTTACCCTGAGCGTCCTTGTCTGCGCTGAGCGTCAGGCCGGGAACCACCCTCTCGAGCGAGCCCCACGCCTCCTGCCACTGCTGGGGAGTCACGTCGTGCTGCATGAACTCAGCGTCGTACTGATCGATTCCGTCCTGCAGCGCCCGCTCATGATCGAACTGGCCTGACGGCGTGAGGTAGCGAGGGTCGTCGTTGGAGATCGTCTCGATGTACTTCTCACCCGCAGCCAGCGCATCGTTGGGGTTGTAGGAGATGAGCTTGGTGTACGCCTTCGGGTTGCGTAGCGCGTTCAGGATGATGCCCTGGTCCTGCTCGGGCATCTGCTGCAGCGAGTCCAGGAACCTGACGGCCTCGTACTGCTTGGTAGCGCGCGCGTAGCCGTAAGCAGCCTGGAGAGCTCCACCTTGTCCACCGAAGGAGTTGCGACTGGAGACCCATGGAGCGGCGGCGTTCATCACAGCAGCGCTGCCCGCCACGTCGGTATCCGAGGCGTGAGGATTGCTGATGATGTGGTAGATGTCCTGGCCGTACGTCTGCACGGCCTCGGGGGTGAATGCGGATACGCGCTGCGTGAAGTTCTTGTCAGTCATGTCCCGCCACATAGCACGGCGGCGCTCCATGGACTGAGCGATCTTGATGCGCTCGTTGTACTTGTGCCCCAGGACCGTCTCGCTGGTGAAGTCGATATTCCCCCAGGAGGTGACGAACTGCTTGCGCAGTGAGTCATAGGAGTTAGTCTTAGGGTTCGCGTCGTGCGGGGCGTCCAGGTTCAGATCACCAAAGTCTGTTACGAGAGCCATCGTCTTCCTTACTGCTCAGAGAACTGAGCGAGCGAGCTTAGGAGCATAGCGAGCTGGGGCGGTGCCCCTGGGCTCCGCGCGATGCGGATGAGTGCCTGTAGGTTGGGGATTGCCTCGGCAGGCAGGCCCTGCTTCCCTGGCGTTACACGATTCACGCCGGCAGAGCCAGCCTCGCTTGGGCGGTTCGTAGCTCCGAAGAGGAGCTCGTCGTCCGGTCCAAGCGCAGGCTTGGCTACCTGCCGTGGCGAAGCGGCCTGTGCAGGAGCTGGAGCGGGACGGCCATACAGCTTCGCCTCGAAGCGAGCCTGGATGGCCTCCACCTGCTGATCCTGCTGACTCTGCTGCTCAGGCATCTGCAGCTCAGCACTGAGGCCGCTGAGCTCATGAGAGAACCCCTGAGCTGCGTTGGCCTCGTGCTGCTGCTGCGTCTCAGCGAGAGAGGCTTGTAGGTCTGCTAGCTGCTGCGGGTCTACTGGCATCTCTCCCCCTTAGCCTAGGTTCCTAGTGATGGACTGGCCGAAGATAGGAGGCGCGAACTGCGGTGCCTCCTGCTGGAAGCCCTGGCCACCCGTTGCCGGCTCACCCGTCGAACCAGGCTGCTGTCCTGCGACTGCACCACCTGGCTGCTCGCCAGCCGTTGCTGCCTGCTGCTCTGCTGCGAACAGGTCGGGCTCGACCTCCTCGATGACCTCCATGAAGCTCTTACCCTCGTTCATCAGGCGCACCGCCTTGGCGATGACCGACTGAGGCGTACGAGGGTCGCCCGCGAAGCGCTGGAAGAACGCGTTGGCCAGAGCCTCACGATCGATCCGATCCTGCTCCACGGTCAGGTCCTCGATGTAGTCGAGCTGCGCGCGGCCAGTCTCATGCGAGATCAGGCCAGCGGCGAGGTGGGCCTGTACGCGCTGGTCGGCCTCAGCCTGGTTCAGACCTGCCGAAGCGCCGTACTGGATGGTGTGGTAGAAGAAGCCCTTCATGTCCTTCGACGGCGTGTACGTGTTCTTGTTACCCACGGCGTTGAAGAGTGGCTTCTCCCTGTCCAGGTACTTCTCATCGATCTTGAAGGCGATGTAGTCGGCCATGTAGCGGAGCGTAGCCATCTTCTTCTGCAGGTCCTTGACCACCGAGCTCAGGGTTCCCTGCGTGCTGGCAACGAACGAGCCGGATGCGATGGACTGCGAGACCACGCCAACGCGAGCGGGAGGCTGAATGGCCTCTGCGCTCTCCTGGGCATCCATGTACTGCAGGACCCCGAAGACCGCGCCCGCTGGAGACGCAGGTGCTACGCGACGGATGAACGACTCATCCGCGTTCGGATCGTGGTGGTAGATGGTGTCATGCCCAGGCTCCTGATCGTCGTCTAGGATGTTCTTGGACTCGAAGGGCGCGTGAGCCATAGACTCGAGGTAGTCGGCCAGCAGACGGACGATCTTGTTGCGGATCATCATAGGCCCGCCGATCTGATCCATCAGGCCGTGGTAGCTGCTGTCGGCAGAGTCGAGACGTACGAACGCTACCGGCACGCAGCCGAGGTCATGCTCCCAGCGCTGAACGATGTGAGCCTTGTCGGCCTTGCCGTTCCTCTTCGTGGTGCAAACCGCCATGATTGTCTCATGCTCATCGAAGGACTGAACCAGGAGGATGCTGTTGGTATTGCTCGCGTTGCCGTTGAGGCCGAGCTCGGGCCACTTCATAGCCGCCTGGCGCTCGAGCATCGTCTCCACATAGAGCATCTGCTGGAGCTGGCCGTTCATCACGTCCGGGTAGCAGAAGCGAGGATCGAGGCGAAGGAACTGAGGGTACTCGTCGCCCTTGCTGAAGTAGACCGACATCGCAGCGTAGCCAGCCACGATCAGGTCGATGTAGAGCATTCCGAGCATATCCTCGCCCCGGCCCATCGTCCAGATGGTCGAAGCGATCGAGGCGCGGATTGCAGCGCGCTGCTGCTTCGTCTTGCCCTCACCCTCCTTCATAAAGACAGGAGACCCCTTCGCCTCTGATGCGAGACGAGCGAGGTCGTGAGTTGCGTTCTTGAGCTTGTTCTCGACAAGCGGCTGGCCGCTTAGCCCCGACTCCCCAGGGAACAGCTTGGAGAAGTTGCCCCAATAGAGCTGGTCGTAGGATTCGATGCGGGTCTTGTGGTTGGTATGGCTGTCCTGCCCTCGGAAGCCGTCGATCTGGGCTACCAGGTAGTCCTCTGTGATTCGGCTCTCTCGGGTCTTAAGCGGATCGCTTGACGCCATGCCTCTTCCTCCACATCTTCATGAGTTCGTCCTGGGACTGAACCTTGACCTTGTTCTCCCGGCTGATGTAGCCCCAGCCGTCCTTAGACTTGCGGGTGAAGCCCTGTGACTTGGTACGGCGCGGCAGCAGCTTGCGGTAGTTCCACTTGATGAACCACGCGGCCATTAGCAGGTCGAACTCGTAGCCGTGGCCATACACGTTGGCCTGCCACTCGAACTCCTCCGTCATCTGCTTGCCTGCCGTATCTCCGTAAGGGGTTCGGATACGGCCAGCCTCGATGTCGGCTGCCAGGGACTCAACACCGAGCTCCGGGTCTGCCTTGTTCCGCCCCGTTGTGTGGGGGAGAACAGTCAGCCGGTTCTTCAGGTGCTGGAAGAACGGCTCCCCCTCGAACCACTTGGTCATGGTCGAGGACTCTAGGATCAGGTACTGCGGTGCGTACTCGGTGATGCAGCGGTTGATCTCAGTCTGCAGCTCCCGCGATCCACCCTTCCAGGTCTTGAACTCGAGAACCGCCATCTGGAACGTGTCGCGCGAGCACAGTACGTCGCTCACGACCAGTGCGTTGAACTGGGTGGGCGATGGGTCGATCGACATGACCCTCACCACTGGGAGGTACTCCTCGGTCTCCTCGGGAATCTGGACCCCACGGAACGCGGGGCGATCGTAGTCCCGGCAGTTCTCCCACCACTCCTGGCGCACGAACGCGGCCCCCTCTGGCAGCGGGTCCTGCTGGTACATGCACTCAAAGGCACCGTGGCCAACGCGCTCGTAGGACTCCATGAGCTCGTCATACGTCCACTTCTCGGGCCAAAGCACCAGTGGCTCCGGGTCCTCCGGGTCCTCATCAGGCCAGCGGATCACAGCCGGCATCTTGATGCAGAACCAGGTGGGCTCCCCCTTCCTGGGGCCACGCATGATGCGCTGCTGCTCGAGCTCACCGTACATGTCGCGGAGGTGGACCCTCTGGCCCACGACCACGGCGCGACCGCTAGCACCACCCGGCTCGGAGGGCTCGATCCTGGTCAGGACCTGTTCACGTAGCCAGTTGATATGCTTCTCGCGCTCGGTGTCCGAACGGCTGATCTCGGCGTCGGTACCATCGTCAATAATCGCTACGGTGGCCTCCATTCCCAGGACCTGCTGACCTGAGCCTCGGCACTGGAGCGAGAGCTGACCGGACTTCGTATCCCTTGTCCTGCCCAGCAGGAGCAACTCGCCCCTCGAGGGACGCCATGGGCTGTCACCGCTGCGCTCGGGGGCGAACCGCCCGAATGCCTTGATGAGGTCCGTGTCGTACTCGAAGTGGTAGCTGATCTCGTAGGAAAGGATCGTTGAGAGGTCCTTACCCTTGGAGATCAGGAGAATCTGCTCGTTACGGTTGCGGCACAGCAGCCAGATCGGCAGCCAGACCGCGAAGATGTGGCTCTTGGCGTGTCGCGGGGGCACGTTCAAGAGCAGGTTTCGGTGATCGATGAACTCCTGGACCCAGCGCTTGTGAAGCGTAGCCAGGACCTTCCCAGAGAAGCGGTTATAGAACAGCTCGAAGGCATCTGCCGAGAACTCCTTCATTGGAAGGATGTCAGCGTCCAGGGCCTCGTCCGGGATCGGCTCTGGTACCAGCCGTACCATGGCCCCGCCGTCTACACGGCCTCCCTGGCTGATCTGCCTGATCCGGCGCTCGGAGAGGTGGAGAGCGGCGGCAATATCCACCGTCTTCATCCCCTGGTCCCGCATGAGCTGAATCTCGGGGTACCAAGCTGCGTCTGTGATCCGGCTTGAGCCGGCCCTCTGCATCGCGCGCTCTCGAGCTCGCTGGCCGCGCTTACGGATCGTGTCCTGAGATGTCACATTACTCGTAGCGATGTTTGAGAGCCTCCTCGATTTCCTCCGCAGCTTCATCAAGTTCCTCGCGGAGTTGGTCGGAACGGGTCCGAGCCCGCTTGGTACGAGGATCCTCGAGCACTTCGGTGCCTCGACGGAAGGATTGCCCCGGCTTGTGCTTCTTGGGGCTGTGAACCTGCTTCATTTCCGGGTTTCTCCTGCGCTTATGGCCTCTGAGTGCCGCTGGAAGCGAGAAACCGGCAACGAACCGAGTCTTTGCAGGTCAGAGGGGTGGCCCACACCCCCTGGTTGTCCCGATCGAGGGTGGTAATCAGTTCCTAGAAAGTGTGTATGGGACACTCTCTCTCCCTAGGACACAAGGATTTGCGTGTCGGGGTGGGTGC